CCCTGAAACCCCCTTGCTTCTCTGCGTGCCCTTCGTGCCCTTCGTGTTCTTCGTGCCCTTCGTGGTATGCGTTCCCTGTCCCCTGTTACCTGACCCCTGTCACCTGTCACCTGACCCCTGAAACCTGACACCTGCTAACTACGCCTTCACGCGCAACACCCGCAACGCATCCGCTAGCACCACCCGCCCATCCACGCGGCGGTAGGCCCGGAACCCCACCTGTCCCGTTGCAGCATACAGCTCCTCCAGCCGCTTGAGCGTCTCCTGCCCAAAATCTACAATCCAGTAATAGCTCAGATCGCCAAACACGATGATCTTCTGACCCGCCGTGAGCAGATTGCTCATCGTATTCAGGCGATACACCGGCCGCCCCAGCAACCGATCCGGTGTACCCTCAGCCAAGCCCGGCTGCCACAGGGAGTTGCCCGTGCTATCCTTGAAGCTACGGATCACCTGCGCCACCGCATCGTTCATCAGCCATACCGCCTGCTGATGGTAGATCTGCGGCAGGGCGTGGTAGAGCCGCAAAATGTCATCCACCGCAAACGTCGCCGCCGTTGCCGTATCCACCACCGTTGCGCCCGTCACCACGCCCTGCGGCTGGTTGGTGCCCGTGCCCGTCGCAAAGGCAGTATTCTCGGCTTTGGCAAAAGCCTGCGCGAAGTCGGGCAACAGCACCCCCGCCACAATATCTACGCCGCTATCGGCGAGCAGTTCATCACTCACCTTGGCCAGCCGCGTATACTTGTAGGGCTTAAACTCAACTTGCTCAAAGGTCGGCTCAGCTTCGTTGAATGTGCCTTCTTCCAGTGTCAGCACCGCCGCACTACTGGCATTCAGCACGGGCACTTTCATACTATTCGTACCCGCAATCCGTAACACCCGCGCCCCCGCTTGGCGCAGCACGCTCATCGTGCCCAGTGCCTCCACCAATTCGCGGCTGTAGGCCGACGGCACAAGATAGCCACCCTCGCCCAATGTATCTTCTTGCAGAGCCGCCTTCACGCCACTACGCAGATAGCGCGTGAACGACTTCAGCGCGGCATCGCTGGCGGCATTGCTCTGGCTCGGCAACAGGTAGGCACTGCTCCCCACTGGCGCATCGAGCACCTGCTCCACCCGCTCAATCCGTGCCGCAACAGCTTTGAGCTGGTCGTTGATCTGGGTCAGTGCGCTCATCTCGACCCCTGTCGCATTGCTTTCGTTCGTCTGCATCGTGCCCACTCCTTTCTGATGTATGCGTCCGTTATCGTGTCCATTCGTCGGATCCGCCACCTGCACCCCCAAGCAACGCGGCTCGGCGGGGGCGGGGGTGAGTGAAATTTCGCCAATAATCCAGCGCGTGATCGTCTGCTGCTGCCGCTCGATCAGGTGCGCCAACGCACCCGTCGAGAAGCCCAACGCACCGCGCTCGATCAGCTTCAGCACCGCATCGAGGTAGGCACAGTGGCGATCTAGCTCTACCTCAAACCATAAGCCCACCGCATCGGCGTGGACGTGGCGCACCGTGCCAATCGGCTGGCGCGGCGAACGTTGCCCGTGATCGTAATACACGCCCATGCCGCGCACCTCGCGCAGCAGCCCAAAATCCGTTGCAGGCGTAAACTGATCGCCGTGCAGATCGCGCCCGCCAAAGATGATCCCATAGCCCGCCACCCGCACGGGGCCCGCCCCATCCGGCGAGCGGTTGTGGATCTGAAGCATCTGTATCCCTTTCTTTGCTGGTGCTAGGTGACAGGTGCTAGGGGCTAGGTAGCAGGGGGCAACCCACGCCCGCCCCGCGCTGGTAATCCAGCCCAACCTTCGAACCTGCACGCCCCCGCCACCTGTCACCTCATCCCACGCCCCCGCCACCTGCTGCCTGCTCCAGTGGGGCATAGCCCAGCAACGCCCGCCCCTCATTCACCGTCAGCACTGGCTCACCTACCAGCGCGGCGATCTGCTGGGCCTTCTGCACCTCTGCCGCCTGATACAGTTCGAGCTGCTGGGGCACAAAGGCAAACTGCATGCCCCAACTCGCAAGCCACTGCGTATTGAGCGACTCGGCAATCAGCAACGTCTGCGGTACAATCGTCATATCGTAGAAGTTCAGCCGATCTGCAAGGCTCGTGGCATAGTTGGCTGCATTCGCCGTGAGCAATGTTTCGGGCACACCCAACGCCGCGCCCACATCCTGCCGCAGCTGCGCCGTAAGCTGCTGGTTGGCGAGTGCTTCTAGCCCCTCCCCAATCACCACCGGCCGCACGCTACTGCGGATCGCCACACTCTCCCACGCCCGCCGCACGCCTGTCACCAGCCGCCGCCACCAGATCTCCAGCCGCTCTAGATCAGCGCGGCTGGGGTTGCCTTCCACCGTCAATAGCGTTGCCCGAATCGCCCCCCGCCGGAAGAAGCCCTCACTAAAACGATCCAACTGGTAGAGCACCGCTGCCGCCGCCAGTGCCACCTGCGCGGGCGGTGTGCCCGCCCCCAATTCGCCTACCACGCTCGGCTGCCCAAACGCGATCACCTCATCCGGCCCGTAGCAGTGCGTGCCCGCCGCCGTACTCCGCTCATAGCCCACAATCCCCTGCACGGCATCGTAGCGCGGCAGCATACTACGCGGCAGCACCCGGCGCGGCGCAAGCGGCGCACCCGCTCGGCTCACCTGCTTCAGCCAGAAGGCTTCCCCGTGCAAACACAGATCCGCTTCTGTCTGATACAAGCGCGTGCGGATCTGGGCGAGCACCCGCCGCCCGTCTGGGGTATCGCCCAGATCGGCTCCATCGCTCAGGCGCGTCAGGCAAAAGGGCATCCCCGCCACCGCCTTCGCCCGCAAATCTACCGCACGATACAGGTAGGGCACACAGCTATACGCCTGCACCGCCGTCAGGGGCGCGGTCTCATCGCGCACCAAATCAGCCATACTGCGCGATGCCCCATCAAACATGGTGTACATCTTCTGCTCCTCTCTCACAGGGGCTTACAGGGGTGTAGAACTAGCACCTGACCCCTGTTACCTAGCACCTACCACCTGACCCCTGTTACCTAGCACCTACCACCTGACCCCTGTCACCTAGCACCTGTCACCCACCCCCTCACCACAGCACCAGATCCGACGCTGAACCGGCTGCGTGCCACGCCAATGCCACCGCCATCACACAATCATCGTGATAGCCCGGCGGCGCAGTGTAGCGCACCACCCCCGACGGCAACCGCTCCGCGCTGAACTGCTGCAACTCATCCAGCAGCACCGCATCATCCAGCAACTGCAACTGCCCCTGCTCCAGTGCCAAAGCCAGCCGCTCAATCAGCCCCGCCTTGCTCGCATTGCTCGTAGTAAAGGGCTGGATCGGCACATCACCGGCCCGTTGCAGCTGCTCAATCAAGGGCAAGCCAACCCCGTTCTGTTCAGCCAGAATCACATCCGGCGCAAAACGTCGGGCCAGATCGCGGAGCCGTTCCAGTTGCTCGCCATAGTCGCGCTGGTGCCAACGTTCCAGAGCCACCAAACACCGCCGCGTGCTATCCAGCACCGCAAAGCAGGTGGCATCCTGCTGCCGTCCCCAATCCACCCCAATCACATAGGTGTGCCCAGCGGTCGCCGCTGTTTCCGGCGTAGCCCCTACCGCCGCCAACACGCCCCGAAACACCCCGCGCCCCGTCTCCACAAACTGGGCGGCATACTCCTGTGCATAGCTGTCTGCGGGCAACTCGCGCTGCGCCGCCGCCAACTCCGCCGCCGCAATGTAGGGGTTGCTGCTGGTAGGCATCTGCCAGCTTTGCCATTCACCATCATGCTGCTGTCCTCGCTGATAACACTGCCAAAAGAAGTTGTGCCCACGCGGGGTCGAGAGCAACCACGCATCCCCACCCCGATCCGTCAATGTGGGGCGCACCACCTGCTGCCACACCTGCGCCGCAGCGCGTAGCATCGCCGCCTCATCCAGCACCACCCGCGCATACCACCGCCCGCGCAGCCGATCTGGATGCTCCATACTCCACAACTCAATCACCCCGCCCGTTAGCAACTCCAGCCGCTGCGCCTGCTGATTGCGCCGCACCGTAATCGGTCCAACCCGCTCGGCAAGCTGCCGCCACACCTCGCCCAGCATGCGGTAGGTCGGTGCGAGCCACGCCACCGGCTGCCCCGCCAATGCCGTCACCAGCAGCCGCTCAATGCCCAGCGTTGTTTTGCCCCAGCGTCGCCCACAGCACACCACATTAAACCGCCGCGCCGTTGCCCGCACATGCTGCTGTGCCGGATGCAATGCCGGCAATACAACCCGCACCTCACCGCTCGGCAACCGGCGATGCCCCATCTGCCGCACCGTCTGCCTCGTTAACATACTCCACCCTCACCGTCACATCGGCGGGAGCCGTGCTATCCAAGCCCGCCGCCAACGCGAGCCGCGCCACCTTCGCCGCATGGTCAATCAGCAGAATCGCATCCCGCCACGTCCAGCGCGTCGCCTCAACCGAACTCGCCAACATCTCATTGCCCCGCGCCATCATCGCTTCCGCCGCCAGCCATTCGTTCTCCACCTCGGCCGCCATCCGCTCCTGCCAGCGCGGAACCGCTGCCGCCGCCGCCTGCTGCTCCTGCTCGCGGTCATACGCCCGCACCCGCTCCCGCCACGCATGCGCCCGCGACCACCGCCGCACTACCGCCTCACGGATGCCACACTGCGCCGCCACCCGCTTCAGCGAACGCCGCGCC